GGGGCCACCCCTCGGACACCCCGGTCTGTCCCTTTTTTTTGTTCGTGGTTCTGGTGAGATCCGGTCCTGTTCCCACAGGTCAGAGCCATGACGCGCCCAACCGTGTCGCTGGTCGACGCGGTCCAGGGTGCGCTGGACGAGATCGAGAAGGAGCCCAAGGACGCGGCCGCCGTGCGCCTGGCCCTGGTCTACGCCGAGCAGATCGACGCCGATCCGGCCCAGCTGGCGAAGCTCGGCGCCGGCCTGCTCGCCGTCCTGGAGTCCCTGGCCATGACGCCGAGAGGTCGCGCCGCGGTGCTGGGGAAGGGGGTGAGCCCCCGTGACAACGTCCCTCGATCCAAGGCAGACGAGCTCCGGGAGCGGCGTGCTGCTCGGGAGCACGCTGCCGAGGCTGTGGACTAAGCCTCTCGTCACCGGCGGGTCCGGTCCGTGCGTGTGCGGTTGCGCGCTCACTGAGTCCACTTCGTACGGGTTCGACGTCGCGTGGTTCGCCGAGCACGTGCTGGGCACACCCCTGGATCCGTGGGAGGTCTTCGCCGCCATCCACGGCGGCGAGCTGTATCCGGATGGCCGGCCGCGGTTCCGGAAGCTGCTGATCATCGTGGCCCGTCAGCAGGGCAAGACGCTGCTCTGTCGCGTGCTGACGCTGTACTGGCAGTTCATCGAACGTTGGCCGCTGATCCTCGGCACGTCCACGAACCTCGGCTACGCCAAGGAGTCCTGGCAGGCCGCGGTGGCACTGGCCGAGGCGACACCGGACCTGGCGCGCGACATCCCGTCCAACGGTGTGCGGAAGGCCGCGGGCGAAGAGTGTCTGTCCGCGGTAGACCCGGAGGATCACCGGCGCATCTCGCGGTACAAGATCGCCGCCAGCAACCGGAAGGGCGGCCGGTCGCTCACCATCGATCGCCTGATCTTGGACGAGCTGCGGGAGCACGCCGACTGGTCGGCCTGGGGCGCGTCGTACAACGCGATGTCGGCCCGGCCGTCCGCCCAGGTCGTGGCGATCACCAACCAGGGCGACGACTCAGCTGTTGTCTTGGACTCGCTGCGCAACGGCGCCTTGTCGTTCATCGAGACCGGCGAGGGTGACGAGCGTCTGGGGTTGCTGGAGTGGAGCACGCCGGAGGACGCCGACCCGGAGGACCCGGTGGCGCTGGCGATGTCCAACCCGAACCTCGGCAGGCGCACGATGCTCGACGACCTGCTCGCCGACGCCAGGCGCGCGAAGGAGAACGGCGGCGAGGAGCTCGCCACGTTCAAGACCGAGATCATGTGCATCCGGGTCAACATCATGAACCCGGCGATCGACAAGACGAAGTGGACAGAGTGCCTCAGCGTGGGGGACCTGTCCGAGGCCCGGTCCCGGCTCGCCGCCTGCCTGGACGTGTCGCTGGACGAGCAGCACGCCACGCTCGCGGTGGCCGCCATGATGCCCGGCGGGAAGGTCCGGATCGAGGGCGTCAAGGCGTGGTCCGGGCCGACGTGCGTCCGGGACCTTGAGCGGGACCTGCCTGGCTTGGTCAAGAAGTTGCGACCGCAGAAGCTGGGGTGGTTCGGCAATGGGCCGGCGGCGGCGGTCGCGGCGACCATGGCGAAGAACAAGAAGTGGCCGGCTGGTGTCGAGGTCGACGAGCTGCGCGGTGAGGCGACCGCGGTGTGCATGTCCTTCGCCAGCATGGTCAAGTCGCTCGACATCCTGCACAGCAACGACAAGCTGATCAACGCACACGTGACCGGCGCCGAGAAGCTCATGCAGGGCGACGCGTGGCGATTCACCCGCAAGGGCGCCGGGCACTGCGACGCCGCGTACGCCCCGGCCGGTGCGGTGTTCCTGGCCCGGACCCTGCCGCCGCCGGTCGGCAAGCCGCGCCTGATCGTGGCTTCTTAGGTAAACGGACTGCGGTCCGTTTACACTCTGCGCATGGGGCTACCTCGTTGGCTGGCATGGCTCGGCCGTGGTGGGGAGCTGTCCACGTTCTCGGCGGAGTCGACCCCGAAGCCGATTGACCAGCTGTTCGCCGAGATGCGCGCGGCTACCGGTCGGGTTACCCGGGACGAGGCGCTGTCGGTCCCGGCGGTCCAGAAGGGCCGCAACCTGGTCTGCTCGATTGCGACGCTCCCGTTGCGTCAGCTCGACGGCAATAACCGTGAGGTCCCCAGCGCGCTTCTCCAGCAGATCGACCTGGACGTGCCGAACGTCGTCACCCTGGCGCAGACCCTTGAAGACCTCGTGTTCGAGTCCATCGGGTGGTGGCGGATCACCGGGTTCGGGCCTGACGGTTTCCCGCTGACGGCCCGTCGTCTGGATCCGGACACGGTGTCACTGAACCCGCCGGGCGGTAGGTCCCCGGCGCCGCTGCCGTCCGGTGAGGACCCACGGCAGGCCGTGGTCTATGTGGACGGCAAAGAGGTCTCGGCCAGTCTGATGATTCGGTTCGACTCGCCGAACCCTGCGGTGCTGAAGGTCGGAGGCCGGGCGATCCGGCGGGCGCTCGCGCTCGACAAGGCCGCGAAGATGTACGCCGACGATCCGAGACCCCAGGACTACTTCTCACCGGCTGAGGGTGCGGACCCTGCCGACGATGACGAGATCAAGGACATCCTCGGCAAGTGGCGGGAATCTCGCCGCAAGCGGGCCACCGGGTACGTCCCCGCCGCGCTGACGTACAACACCGTGGACTCGCCGTCCCCGGCTGATCTCCAGTTGGTGGAGCTGCAGAGGCAAGCGTCATTGGACATCGCCAACGCGTTCGGTGTGGACCCTGAAGACCTCGGCATCTCGACCACGTCCCGCACCTACGCGAACGCGGTCGACCGTCGCCGCGACCGCATCAACGATGTGCTGGCGCCATACATGCGCGCGATCACCGACCGGCTGTCCATGGGCGACGTCACCCAGCGCGGTCGCCGAGTGGTGTTCAACCTCGACGACTACCTGAAGTCGAACCCGACTGAACGGTGGGCCGTCTACAAGACCGGCAAGGAGATCGGTGTGCTGTCGGCTGAGGAAATCCGTGGGATGGAAGAACTTCCGCCCGGCGCACCACCGGAGCCAACTGAATCCCCCCAAGGGATTCAGTCACCGTCCGCCGTGGACGCGTCCAAGCCGGCGTCGCTGCGGTTCGACGCTCCGAAGTCGCACCAGTTCACCTTCGCCCTCGACGAGGCGGAGCACGAGTTTGCCGTGGACACGGAGAAGCGGACCATCACCGGTCTCGCTGTGCCGTACGGCACGGTCGGTGTCAAGTACGGCGTGAGGTACCGGTTCCGGAAAGGTTCCTTGCAGTACAAGGAAACCAGCCGGGTGAAGCACTTCAAGGACCACGTGACCCCGGTCGGGAAAGCGCTCGCGCTCAAGGACACCCGCCTGGGCTTGATGGCGTCGCTGTCGGTGGGCCAGGGCCAGACCGGCGACGAACTGCTGCAGCTCGCCGACGACGGTGTCTATGACGGCCTGTCGATCGGTGTCGACTTCAACCTTGATCCGGACGCCGGGGATGTCGTGCTCGCGCGCGACGGCGTCTACGACGTGATCAGGGCAGACCTGCGGGAAATCAGCACTACTGCGATGCCCGCGTTCGATGACGCTCGCGTGACCAAGGTGGCCGCGAGTCGAGATGGAGGAAACGCCATGCCATGCACCTCGTGTGGTACCGAGCACGCGCCTGGTGTGGCGTGTCCGACCAACACCCCGCCGGCCGCCGTTCAGCTGTCGGCCGACCAGTTCCAGGCCTTGCTCGGCTCGCTGGCGTCACAGCCTGCCGCTGAGCCTGACGTGCCGGAGCAGCGGCAGGTGGTCAACCCGACCCGGCTCACGGCGTCCACTGTGGTCACCGAGCCGGAGCCGTACCGGTTCGACCGGCGCGGCAACCTGCGGATGGGGTCGCACGACTTCTCCCGGGACCTGTTCGCTGCCAGCAAGGGCGACAACGCCGCGCATGACCGCGCGATGGAGTTCGTGTCAGCCCAGTTCGACGTGGCCACCGGCGACGTCAACGAGCTGAACCCGACCCGGCAGCGGCCGGACATGTACGTGGACCAGAAGGACTTCCAGTACCCGATCTGGAACGCCATCGACAAGGGCACGCTGGCGGACATCACGCCCTTCACGTTCCCGAAGTTCTCCAGCGCGTCGGGTCTGGTCGGCGCGCACACCGAGGGCAGCGAGCCCAGCTCGGGAACGCTGGTCACCACCAGCCAAACGGTCACGCCAACCGCGATCAGCGGCAAGGCGAAGATCACCCGCGAGACGTGGGACCAGGGCGGTAATCCGCAGGTGTCCAACCTGATCTGGCGTCAGATGACCAAGGGCTGGTACGAGTCGCTGGAGGCCGCGGCCGTCGCCCTGCTCGACGCGGCCACGCCGACGGCCATTGCCCTCACTGCCGGTGGCGGTACGACCGGGCAGACCCTGTCGTCCGAGCTCGAAGCCGCGTTCGCGACGCTGCAGTTCATCCGCGGCGGGTTCCGCTTCGACACCGCCTACTCGCAGATCGACCTCTACAAGGGACTGGCCGCAGCCAAGGACGACAACGGTCGGCCGCTCTACCCGCGTCTCGGCCCGGCGAACGCCAACGGCACGGCACAGGGCCGGTTCGCCGCGATGGACGTCGGCGGCGTGATGTTCCTCCCGGCCTGGGCCCTGGCTGCGTCCGGCTCGGTGGTCGCTTCGTCCTACCTGTTCGACTCCGCAGACGTGCACGGCTGGGCGTCGACCCCCCAGCGGCTCGACTTCAACATCGAGGTCGCGCACGTCTACATCGGAATCTGGGGCTACAAGGCCACCGCCATCTCGGACATCACCGGTGTCCGGGAGATCACCTACGACCCGGTCGCGTGAGGACAGACATGGCTACCAGCAACACCAAGACCACCAAGCCCGCCGATGAGGTCGAGATCTCGACTCCACCGGCGACCGACCGACCGGCCCCGCAGGCGCCGTCGTTCGGCCTGTGCGCGGGCACCGTGGCGGACCTCGAGCAGGTCGAGAAGACCGTCGACCCGTTCACCAGCAAAGTCGTCACTCGCGAGGACTTGAGGTAGCAGCGATGGCCTGGGCACCTGACTACATCACCGACGACCAGCTGAAGTCGTACGAGCGGATCAAGCCCGACGACGAGCTGGACGACGAGCAGATCGCCTGGGCCATCACTACCGCTTCCCGGGCGGTGGATGACGCGTGCGGCAAGGGGTTCGACCGGCAGTTCGGTCTGGTCGACGAGCCCGAGGAGCGGCTCTATACGCCGCGGTGGTCGCCGCACCGTTGTCGCTGGGTGGTGCCGGTCGACGATTTCCAGACGACAGACGATCTCGTGGTGACTGTGGACGGTGACGTGGTCACCGGCTCACGCTTGCTGCCGCTCAACGCACAGAAGAAAGGCCGGCCATGGGAGCTGATCGTGCTCCCGTCCGGCGTGGACGTGTGTGGCGAAGAGGGCGAAGTGGGCGTGACCGTGGCATGGGGCTGGACCACGGTCCCCGTGCCTGTCGAGCAGGCGACCGCGCTGCAGGCCTCGAGGTTCCTGGCTCGCCGTAACGCGCCGTTCGGTGTGGCCGGCTCGCCGGAAACCGGGAGCGAGGTCCGGCTGCTGGACAAAGTGGACCCGGATGTGGCGGTGTCGCTCAAGGACTACGTGCGCCGGGCTTGGGGTGTCGGATGATTCTCGCAGACGTCATGGGGCAACTTGCGGCGCGCGCCGGCAATATCGAGGGTCTGCGTGGCTACGACATTCCAGACGGCCCGATGAATCCGCCGGTGTTCTTTCCGGAGCTGCCAGAGGATATCGACTATGACGGCACGTACGGCGGGGCCGTCGGGTCGCTGACTCTGACCGGTGTCCTGCTCGCTGGCAAAGTGGACAGTCGTGCATCGGTGGTGGCGATTCGGCCATACCTGGACTGGTCCGGCGAGAGGAGCGTCAAAGCGTTTCTGGAGTCGGGAAGCTACACCGCGATGGACACCGTTCAGGTTGCCAGCGCGGAACTCGTTGTCAGGACGTACGCCGCCGTGGCGTACCTCGGCGCCGATTTCACTATCAACATCACAGGGAAGGGAGCCTGACGTGGGTACCGTGCACAACAAGGCCACGTACGTCAGCCTTGACGGCGACGACATTTCGCCCTACACCAACACATCCGACTGGCAGCGGACTGCCGACGAGCACGAGTCGACGTGCTACGGCGCCGATGACGCGACGTTTGACGGTGGCATCCGGCGCGGCACCATGCCGATCGGTGGCGTCTACGACGACACGGCGGCTGGCCCCAAAGCCATCATTGAGCCGCTGCTGGGCACAAAGGTGGAGATGATCTACCGGCCGGAGGGGATCGGCACCGGCAAGCCGGAGAGCACGGTGGACGTGCTCGTGAAGTCCTACAACGAAACCGCTCCGGTAGCGGACATTCGCCGGTGGACTGCGGAACTGACCTTCTCCGGTGCTGTTGTCACCGCAGACCAGGCGTAGGGAGAGCGGACCATGGCACGCGTTGCACTCACTCCTGAAGTGGCCAACAGTCAAACCACGCTCACGCCGACGTTCGTCGCGGCCATCGCTGACGGCCACATGGCGGTGAACGATGGCCGGACCAAGATCCGAGTCAAGAACACCGACGGGTCATCCAAGACCGTCACCGTCCTGATTCCGCGGACTCTGGCCGGAGTGGCGGCGGTCAATGGTGGCCGGCAACACACGGTGCCGGCGACTACGGGGGACGTCGAGATTGGCCCGTTTCCGCCTGAGTACACACAGTCCGACGGCCGGGTGTGGTGGAACTACTCGGCCACCACCGGCGTGACGGTCGCTGTCGTCAAGTCCGAAACGAAGTAGGGGCACCGTGGACAAGCAAACGCTGCTGGCGGCCGGCCGACTACCCGAAGACGACGTGCAGCTGCCGGGCGTCGGGACCGTACGCGTCCGCGGTCTGACGCGCAAGGAGCTACTTGAGCTGCGCGTGGACGTGGACAAGGGGCTGAGCATCGAACAGCGCATGCTCGCATTCGGCATGGTGGACCCGGCGCTGTCGCCAGAGGAAGCTGTTGTGTGGCAGCAGATCAGCCCAGCCAACGAGATCGAGATGGTCACCGACGCGATCGGCCGGCTTACCGGTCTCGGACAGGGCGCCACAAAAAGCCACGTACCTGGCGTTTGAGGAAGACCACGAATTCGAGTTCGAGTTCTTCCTGGCGGCAAAGCTGAGCATGACGGTTGCCCAGCTGCGTAACGACATGTCGGCAGAAGAGTTCATGCAGTGGAACATCTACTACGCCAGGGAATCCCAGCAGAGACAGCTAGCGAGGTGAGCGGGTTGTGATCACTGAACCGATCAAAGTAGAGGGTCTGGCGCTGCTCGCCAAGCAGCTACGCAAGCTGAACAAGGACGCCCCCAAGGCGCTGCGCCTGGTCCACAACGAGGCGGCACAGCTCGTGGTCGATACCGCGGTGCCGAACGTGCCACGCAAGACGGGCAAGGCGCAGGCCGCGCTGAAGGCGCGCAGTACCCGCACCGAGTCACGAGCGCAGGGCGGCAGCACCAAGGCGCCCTACTACCCGTGGTTGGACTTCGGCGGCCGCGTGGGCATCAAGAACTCAGTGCGCCGACCGGTCGTCAAGTCGGGCCGGTACATATACCCGGCGTACGTGAAGCGCCGGGCCGACGTGCTCGAACTTCTCGAAACCGCGTTGGTGGAGCTGTGCCGTGACAACGGATTGGACGTGAGCGGATGAGTTACGAGGAGTCGAACGAGCGGCTTGTCCGCATCGAGGTGAAGCTGGACCAGGCGCTCATCCAGCACGGCGACCATGAAACCCGCATCCGCCGGCTTGAGCGTGCACTGTGGATGGCTGCCGGGTTCGCGGCGACCGCTGGCGGTGGTGTCGGCGCTCTACTGACGACCGTGCTGGGCGGTGGCCCCTGATGTCCAGCAAGCCGACGGTCACATTGACGTTCGCCGGTGACGAGAAGAAGCTCATCCGGTCCGCGGACAAGGGCGCCGATTCCGTACAGGACATGGCCGACCAGATCGGCAAGGCGTCCACGGACATGGTCCGCTCGGCCGGCAAGGCAGAGAACGCGCTCATGGGCGTCGGGCAGGCTGCCGACAAGCTGGGGAAGCCGGTCGCCATCCCGGTCACGGCCGACACGGGGAAGGCCGAAGCGGACCTTCGGGGGCTGGGCGACACCAACAAGATCGTGCTCCCGGTCGGCGCCGACACGTCCAAGGCCGAGTCCGACATCAAGGGGCTGCAGGGCAAGAAGGTAGACGTCCCGGTCGCCGCCGACACCAGCAAGGCCCAGCAAGCACTGGAGGGCCTGGGCGACCTCGGGACCGACATCGGTGACCAGTTCACCGGTGGCCTGGCCAGCGGCATGACAGCAGGTATCGCCGGCGCTGTCGCGGCCGTCGGTGGCGCGCTCGTCACGGGCATCGCGGACAAGATCAGCGAAAGCAACAAGATCCAGCGATCCCTTGAAATGCAGTTCAAGCTGTCGCCGAACGTCAGCCAGCAGTACGCGGACCTGTTCTCTACCAACGTGTTCGAGGACATCAACACGTGGGTTCAGAACACCGGCCCGTTCGGAGAGGTGGCGGACAAGAACATCAAGTGGCTTGAGGACATGGGAGTTGGCGCCGATCAGCTCTCGTCCAACATGGCCCGGATGGGCAAGACGTTCAAGGACTTCGGCACGATGAGTACCGCGGATCAGCGCGCGCTCGTGGTCGAGATGACCAAGGTGTCCACTGCCGCTGGTGTCGACATCGTGCAGGCCCTCAAGGGCGCCGACGTCGCGGCACGCGTCTGGGGCCTGAACGCCTGGGATTCCACCCGCATGGTCGGCAGGGGTTTCGATGAGCTCGGCCCGCGGGGTGAGGACTGGGCCGAGACCCTGAACGAATACCCGCGTTACTTCAAGGCGTTGGGTCTGTCCGCCGACGACATGTTCCGTGTTGTCAAGGCGGGCATGGATTCCGGCGCGAGGGACACCGACGCGGTGGCCGACTCGTTCAAAGAGCTGGGCATTCGGATCATTGATCAAACCGCTGGCACGGGCGAGGCCTTGAAACGGCTGGGGCTGGATGCCGCGGCGATCCCCAAGCAGTTGGCCGAGGGCGGCCCGGTGGCCCGTGAAGCGCTCGACACAGTGATCGACCGCCTGCGTGAGATGAAGGACCCGTTGGAGCGCAACCGCCTCGGTGTGCTGCTGATGGGGTCGCAGTGGGAAGACAGCATGCGGGACGCCATCACCTCTACCGACATCGCTGTGGGTTCCACGTACAAGTGGGGCCGCTCGGTGATGGAGGCGGCGATGGCAGTGAACGGGCAGGGTGACCCTGCGCTGCGCAAGATGATCGGCAGCATGTCCGCGGCACAGCTGGCAGCCGAAGGTGCGACGGTGCGGGTGGACGGCCTTGGCCGCCGAGTCATCACGCTGCCGAACGGTAAGGAGATCACCGTCACGGCAAAGGACATGGCGTCCAACGTAATCCAGAATATCGCCGGCCGGAGCTACAGTGCAATCATCGACGTGTCCGCCCGGTACGGCAAAGGCTTCTACGGCCTGCCGAACGGCGTGGTCCTGAGTGGATCGTCGGCCCGGGGTAACGCTGGCGGTGGCTGGATTCGCGGCCCCGGCACGCGTCGGTCCGACTCCATCCATCGGATGCTGTCCAACGAAGAGTTCGTGACGCAAGCCGACGAGGCCACCAAGCCGTTGAACGCCAAGGTGCTGGAGATGATGAACGCGGGCCAGGACTGGCAGTCCCTTGTGGCTCCCAGGGTGGCCGTGACGGCGCCAATGCCGGTGCCAGTAGGTGTTGGGGCGTCCAGTTCCGGCGGACACGCCACGCTCTCCGTTGCCCCCGGCGGTGATCAGGCCATCGCCACTCTGGTCAATCACCTTATCCGGACAGGGAAAATCAAGGTGAAACTCTCATGACGGGGCAACCGTTCCTCGCCGCCAGCCTGGGCGCAGACGCACGGCTGGCGGTTGAGGTCGCCTGGGGTGCCGACCCGGCAGGCGACAGTGCCTTGTGGACGTGGACCGACATCACCGGCAAGGTCCGGCAAGAGCCCAGCGGGATCTCGTTTCAGTACGGCCGCGCGGACGAGACCAGTGAGACACAGCCCGCGTCCGGGTCGATGACCCTGGACAACACCGACCACAGCTTCTCCCTCGGTGGGATCTCCCCGAACTGGCCCAACGTGAGGCAGAACGTCCCGCTCCGCGTGCGGATCGACCCGGACGGCAACGGGTTCCGCGTGGCGTTTCAGGGCAACATCGTGGACTACGCGCCCGAATGGGACGTCACCGGGAACATCGCCACGATGGCCATCAGGCTGGCCGGCACCCTGCAAAGGTTGTCGCAGAGCAACGGCAAGGCCCCACGGTCCGCGCCGCTGCGCTACCTCACGATGCAGGCCAGTCCGCCCCCGCTGGTGTACTACCCGCTGGATGAGGGCCCACTGGCCGACAAGGGCAGGGCTGTCATCGGTACGGGTGAAGCGGTGATCGACCTGAAGCACCTGACCGCGCCGACCACGTCACCGGTCCAGGTGTGGGGACAGGGAAATCTGGCCCCGTGGCTGCCCAACGGCGTGAAGATCAGTGACAACATCGTGCTGCGGATGGGTTTCCCCGGGCGGACGGGCGAGGCGCTCACGAGCTGGACCCTGGACTTCCTGGTGAACTTCTCGGGTACCAGCACGGAAGAGGACATTCCGGCGGCCGTGGACGTCTCGGCGGCGCTCTCCGACAACGTTGGTACACAGCTGCATCACACGATTCTGTTCTACCAGTTCGAGCGCAAGGTCAGCATCTTGTCCGTGAACAACGGCACTGAGTTCGCCAGTCCGGCCGCGGACCTGAGTGACAGGCTGTTCGACGGCGACGTGCATCACATCCGCTTTCACGTCCGGCAGTCCGGCGCGGACACCCGGACAGAGCTCTACCTGGACGGCACTGCGCTGATCAGTACCACGAACGGAATCGCCATTCAGCTGACCCGCCCGCCGGACTTCACGTTCTGGAACTCGTCTGTCAGCCCGGTCTACTATGGACACGCGGCGCTGTGGGTGAACACCTTCCCGCCGGTCGGCAATGACGAGGCCGCGGAGTCCGCCTATCACTACCTCGGCATGGTTGGCGATTCCGCGCTCGAGCGGCTAGAGAGGATCGGCGGGGTCGACGGGGTCCCAATCGAGATCCTCGGGGACACCGGGGATCAGGAGGACACCGCCGGTGACATGGGACCCCAGCCCACTGAGGAAATCATGCCGCTGCTGCGCGAGTCCGAGAGGGCCGATCAGGGCATTCTGTTCGACGGCTTGGGTTCGGGGCTGACCTACGTGGCCCGCGACATGATCGAAAACGCCGAACCGGCCCTGACGATCGATGTCGGCAACGAAGAGCTCTACCCCACGTTCAGCCCGGTCCACAATGATGAGCGGCTGCTCAACAGGATGACAGCCCGCAGGACCCTCGGTGGCGAGTATGTCTATGAGGACACCGATGGGCCACGCGGCACAGCAACTGTTGGCCTGCAAGAGAACAGCCAGGATTTCAACGTCTCGGCCGAGTCACGGATCGAGGACTACGCCAGCTGGGCCGTCCACTTGGGTACGTCGGAGGGTTACCGCTACCCGACAGTCACCCTCAACCTGACCAAGGTCCCGCACCTGGCCACCACGGTGCTGTCCCTGCGTCCCGGCGCCCGGATAGACCTGATCAACGTCGGGCAGGCCCTGCGCGGTCACTCGGAGGACAACGTCAGCCTGATCGTTGAAGGCATCTCGATGTCGTTCCCGTCCGGCCAGTGGCTCGCCACGTTCCAATGCTCGCTGTTCGACCTGTGGCGTATCACCGTGTTGGCCGAAGACACCGGGGACACCGACGAGTTCCTGTGTCACCTGGACACCGACGGCTCGCACCTCTCGGCCACCGCGGCTGTAGGTGCAACGAGCCTGACCGTGGTCACGGACTCCGGTCCTGTGTGGACGCAGGATGCGGACGATTTCCCGTTCGACATCTCGGTTGCCGGGATCAAGGTCACGGTCACCAACGTGACCGGCGCCGCCAGTCCGCAGACGTTCACCGTCGAACCGCTCGCCCTGGCACGGGCCAATAACTCGCCGGTCGAGATCTGGCAGCCGACGGCCTTGCGCCTGTGAAAGGAGACTGACCATGGTGGTGTATCTCGCGGGGCGCAAGCTGCGTGCCAGTGAACTGCAAAACCTCGAAGACCGGCTGACTGTCGTGGAGAATCCTCTCGTACTCGACGTCGGGCCGATCACGGCGGACTCGTCAGGCTGGACTACCAGCACGCGGGTTGTGACCAACGTGGCCGGCATATTCACGGCCATACAGAACGCCGAATACGAGGTGACAATTCGGGCGAACGTCATTCACGATACAGGCGCAAAGTGGTGTACAGCAGGGATTGCGGTGCATGACGGTGGTCCGGTCACCGCCGCTGACGTACCGATTTCCTCGGTCACGGAGTTTGCCGATACCGGTGGGGCAGTGCGGAACTGCTCACATTCCGAGACGTTCGTTGCCGCTACGTCCGGCACGTACGGTGTGGCTATCGTCGGCTGGATTGCCCTCGGTACTGGCGGTACGGCGAAACTCCATGGCACCGCGGTAGCTAGCGGATTCACCAACGGCCTCACTGTCAAAAGGGTCGGGTGACAAGCGATGGCACGTGCGGCGCTCTCTCTCGATACCCTGCTCGGTCAGCTCAACGCGCTGGCGCCGGGCCGCAACAAGGCGTCCGACGGCTGGATCGGCGACGCCGACCACCAGAACCGCACCAGCGACCACAACCCGTGGTACCCGCCGCCCAACGGCGGGATCGTCACCGCCCGGGACTTCACCCACGACCCGCGCGCCGGCGGACTGGACTGCCAGTGGCTGGCCGACACGCTGATCGCCAACCGGGACCCCCGGATCAAGTACGTGATCTGGAACCGGCGGATCTGGCAGGGCAGCTGGCGCGCCTACTCCGGCGCGAACCCGCACACGGCGCACCTGCACCTGTCGGTGGTCGCCAGCCCGGCCAACGACAGCACCACCTCATGGGCCGGAATCGGCCCGGCAGCCCCACCACCGGAGGACGATGTGGAACTCACCGAACCGATGCGGCCCTTCATCTGGCCGCACACCGCCGACGTCAAGGACACCGTCGGCTCGACCCTGGCCAACACCCAGAGCTACGCCAAGACCATCCTCGACCGGCTCGACCGGGTCGACGCCCGGCTGGCCGCGATCGAGGCCCGCCCGGTCGCCGACGTCGACGAGGTCGCCCTGGCCGCCGAGCTCGAGGCCCGCGGCATCGGCGGTGTCACCGCGGCCGAGCTGAAGGACATCCTCTCGACCGTCCGGCTCACCACCTGACCGGGGCTACGCGATGGCGTGCCAGACGAACAGGGCGGCCCAGAGGCCGGTCCATACCCCACCCACGATCGCAGCGGTTGCGGCGAGCCGGACCCGGCGCCCGTGGCGATCCCGCCAGCCGATCAACCCCAGCACGGTCCCGATCACGCCGAAGCTGATTGAGATGGCTGGAATGAACGGCTTGACGTCTGGGTCTGTGACGGTGAAGCCGAGGACGAGCATGACGAGGATGGCCAGGACGGTGAACGCGGCGGCAAGTATCGGGACCGGCGCCATGTTCCGGACCGGCTCGACTGCGGGTGCGTTCATCGGGCGCCTCCAAGGGCTCGTGAGGTAAATCCGGGGTGCCAGTCCAGGGGCTCGCCGAGTCCGTCCAGCGCGGCCATGAACCGGGTCGTGCAGCTAGGACACAAGTCGCTGCACCCGATCCATCCGTTAGCCAGGACCTGGATACACGAGCGCCCGGACCGGTCGCGCTTGTGGCACTCCGGGGGCACGCTGGGGGCACAACAGGGCACTCTGCTGTCAACTTCAGCCAACGGCCGCAAACGGTCGTCTTGCCTGGTCACGCGCGGTGCACGGACCTTCTTCCGCTGGTCGGCGCCGTCCTGGGCATTCGGCGGCGACAGTTCCACCTCAACTGTAGGTATCACCAGGTCATCACCCCTCTCGGGCCTGCTGGGGCACAACCGGGGCACCCCACGATTGAACAGCCTTGTCGATGGCAGCCCGCGTGCGGTCCTCGCTGGCCGGCAGCAGGTGGCCGTAGTAGTCGAGCGTGATCGTCGGCGACGAGTGGCCGAGCCATTTCGCCACCGCCTTGATGTTCTCGCTCGCATCCAGCAGCACAGCGGCGTAGCGGTGCCTAAGCGCGTGACAGCCGTTGTCCCGATGCAGCGGGATGCCCGCCTTCGTCAGGGCCGGCCGCCAGGTGCTGTTGCCGAAGTTGTTCCGGTGGCACGCCTTGGACTCCGCGCCGTACGTCACCATCAGCCGCACGGCCACCGGATCGCCGTCTAGATCCTCCCAGGGCAGCTCCACAGTCGCGGCCGGGTGCGTGACGAGGTACGCAGCGAGCTGGTCCCGCACAGAGTCAGGCAGCGGCACCTTCCGTGTCTTCCGGCCCTTCGGCAAGCTGAACACGAGCTTGTTCGCGACGACCTTCACCTGCCGCTCGACGTTCACCCAGCCGCGGAGCCAGTCGATGTCGTCGGGGGAGAGGCCGAACATCTCGCCCTGGCGCAGCCCCAGCCCGGCGCCGAGCGTGACAAACGGCTTGTACCGCTCCGGCAGCGCCCCGTGCATCTTGGCCACCCACTCGGCCGGCCAAGGCGTGATCTCCTTCTTGTCCGGCTTGGGCGCGTTGACACTGGACGCGGTCGCGGGGTTCTTGCCGATCTTCTCGTCGTCGACGGCCGCGTTGAGGATGGCCACGACGTGGCCGTAGATCTGTGCCTTGGTGGACTCGCTCAGCCTGGACGACAGGCTCTTGATCCATCCCTGCACAGTGGACGGTCGCACGTTGCGCAACCTTGCGCCCCACAACGTGGTGCCCTCGACGTGGCGCCCGATGTTGCCTTCGATGCCCTCGCGCGTCGTGACGTCGGTCGTCAGGTTCGCCATCCACTCGGTGGCATAGGCCCCGAACGTCACCTCACCGGCCTTCGGATCAAGGTAGGTGCCCTTGAGCAGCTCCGCCTCGATCTCCGTCTTCTTGTTGTCCGCCTGGACCTTCTTCGCGAACGACAGCTTGTGCTCGCGTAGGTCCGGATCCCGCCACCGCAGCAGCCACCGCCTGCCGATCCCGTACCGGTCGGTCCGCTCGAGCACGGGCTTCCGGGTATCCGGGTCGATGAGGACCTTGCCCTTGTCGTCCCGGACCGGGCGATGCCACCGATCTTCAACGCTCGCCATCAGCTCAATTCCTTCAGCGCGTCTTGCAGATGTGCCCTACGTTCCCGCAATACTTCTAGGTGCTTTCTAGGTATGTCAGGATCGACCATTTCTTCTGCCGCCAAGGAAGAAACGTATTCTATTTCTTTAGTGATTTCACCGATTTCGTCCTGCATCTGCTCGTAGCCCGATCGCATCTTTGCGCGGCGCTCCGCCTCCTCTGCCGCCAGCTGGTGCTCAAGTTCTTCAACCTCACGCATCGCCAGTTCACGCTGGTGAGCCGCATGCTTCACCGCTATGTCGATTTGCTGCGCTCGTCCCTTTGCCTCAGCGAGCCGTTCCGCCAGGCGCGCGCTGTCGGGGCGTAGCAGATCTGGCAGCGGAACACCCAAAGCGGCCGCGATCGCAGCAGCCTCGCCGAGTCGAATGGCTCGTGATCCCCGCTCGTCGCGCCGCTGCTCGATGCGGGTGATCGCCGACGGGTCAAGCGTGATGCCGAATTCGCTCTCCAGCTTGTCTGCAAGAGCGGCTTGCGAGATGTGGCGGTCGTCACGGGTCTCGCGCATACGCTGGGCGAACATACGTTCGACCCGCTCGTCTAGCGTTGGTCTGCGTTGGTCGTGCATGTCGCACAGTATCGGTGCTTGACAAGCACCAGTCAACACGATCATAGTTCCTCCATCACGGTGTGGATCAAGCACCGCCAGTGATTGAGGAGCATTAGTTGAGCAACACTGCAGCTCAGGAGTACCTGACGACGGCGGAGGTAGCCGCGCGCTACCGCACAGTCCCCGGAACGGTCCGCTACTGGCGGATGTGCGGGAAAGGTCCTAAGGGCGTGCTGGTGGGTCGGAGAGTCCTCTACTCCGTCGCCGAGATCGAGCGCTTCGACAAGCAGCTCGCAAAGCAGGCGCAGTCATGAACACCAAGCGCCACAACAAGAGTGAGGACCGGTCGGTTGCACCCGGCCCGGTCCTCGATGGACACAAATCCTTGGGAGAACGCATGTCCAACGCCATCATCGCAGACAGCGACGAAATTGTCCTCACGCACGTGGACGCACCAGCCTGGGCCGCCAAGCGTGAGCAGCACGACGATCACATCCGTTACGGGCTGGAGTCCATGATCAAGCCGGTCTGCGCCGAGCAGCGCGAGGAAGTGACCGTCCACATGGACAGCAACGACCGGCTGATCCTCGACAACGACCGACCGGCCATCGCCCGAGACAGTGAGCCGTGGATCGTGATCGGCGACGAGTGCTCGTACAAGTGGACCCCTGCCCAGGCGCGCGTGCTCGCGGCCGCACTTGTCCAGCTGGCCGACGCGGCCGATGCCTGACCCGCGGCCTCTCGGTAGCCCGGGCGTGGGCCCGCTGCGCAGTGAGATCTACGCCCAGCGCCAAGCCGAGTACAAGGCCGAGTCGGAGGCGCGCCGCGAACGCGTCCTGAAGTACCCGGATCTCGCCAAGCGGCTCACCGAGCCACCCCTGTCATTCCGGACACCACAGGACTGGAACGGCTACGTCCCGCCGAAGACGGACCCTCAGGACGCCTGCGATCGGTGCAGCGGGCACGGCCGAGACCAGATCTCGGCGAGCAATTGGAAAGGTCGCCAGGACCCACCACGCTGCCGCAACCCGAACCACACGACCCGGATGAACAACAGCTCGCGCCGTGCCGCGCTCGTCGCGATCGCAGCGGAGGCCAAAGAGCGCGAAAGGGCCCGATAGCGAATGCCGACCAAGTGGGAGGTGCAGGCCGCGGTGCTCAACTCCGAACTGTCCAGCACGGGCAGGCTGTTGATGCACACGCTTCTCACTCGGGCCAACGCGGAGACGGCTGTGATCGCGGCCGAACACAGCCCGTCTCTGTCCGAGCTCGCCCGTGAGTCCGGAATGGACAAAAGGACCGTTACCCGCACCATGCCGACGCTGGAAGTCGAAGGCTGGGTACGGCGCAAGGTGCCAACGCTCAAGGAGTCCCGCAAGGGCGCCCGAACGCGTTATGCGCTGCTCGTTGGCCTAGGGGCACACAACCCCCACCCGGGGGCAGGAGACCCCCAGGCAGGGGGCACAGAACCCCCAGGGGTAGGGGCACACAACCCCCAACCTAGGGGCACACAACCCCTGAACAGAGATCCATCTCCATCGAGTCCATCTATCCATCCGCGCGCCGAGCGTCAGCAGGCCGAGATCGACCTCGTGATCACCGTCCTCAAAGAACGGACCGGACGCGACATCACCCCCGAACACGCACACCTCGTCATCGGTCAGATCGCCGACAACCGGCAGAACATTCGCAACCGCCTCGGGTGGATCAAGTCGATCCTCCTCAAGGACGACTCACCAGAGCGGTTCCTGCCCACCCCAGCGCCACCCGCCTACGTCAGGGAGTCGACATGAAAGACCTTCTGTGGCGGCTCGTCGAGGGCGTAGCCCGCGTGGGCATCTGGGCCCGACACCCAGCTGTCGGCATCCTCGTCCTGATGATCGGCTGGATCCTGCTGTTCCGTGGGTGAGCGAAGGGCCCGGGGGCTACTCCGGGCCCTTCCGCTGCTCACGCAGCTGGCGCTTGAGATCCTCGACGTCCCAGCGAGCGTGTCCGCCTGGCGTTACGAGCGCGGGCGTCACCGTCCCGGCCTTCCACCACCGAACGAGTGACCGCCTGCTCACGCCTATGGCCTTAGCGGCCACTTCGGTCGGCACGAGGTTCTCGCTGGTCACAGCGTCACGATTACACACAGTTGACGCCGTAAGGTCACCCTTGGCTCAGTTGTCTCGATCACGTTCAGATGGCACGATTGCCCACATGGCGAGTTGGGTGCGCATCGGTGACAAGGACCGCCTCACCTACAACGATGAGGTCTGGTGGCTGACGGCCACACCGGGCAAGCGCAAGCCCTGGCTGCTGTACACCGAGCGGCAGCACAACGGCCGGCCGGTGCGTGACAAGCAGCAGGAGATCGGCGCACAGGCTCACGAGGACGCCAAGCATGCCGCTGAGGTGTGGCTCGGATTGGCCAAGTACTGCGCATGATCCGCTGGGCAGAAGGCTGGACCACAGTCCACACCCGCGACCACGCCGGGCAACTCCAGCCCACACGCGTCGGCATCGTGCTCAACAACGCAGGCCAGGCCATCGGCATGGGTTTTCAGATCGGCTTCGGCCCGGTCGCCATCACCACCGACGTAGGCGTCGAGGACCTCGTCACCGCGATCAAGGAACAGCGCGCTGAGCTCGTGCGCAGGCAGTGGGGCATCAACAAGCCGTAAACGGACCACAGTCCGCTTATGCTGGTGGCATGAGCAGGGCATGGGCCTCAGGCAGCACCAGACGGTGGCGCCGCATCCGCGCGCACGTCCTGGCCCACAACCTCCTGCCCCCATCCAAGGGCGGCAACAACGGCCAGTGCACCCAGCAGATCGAGGGCGTGTGCACAGGCCGAGCCACGCAGGTGCACCACACCCAAGGCCGCGCCATCACAGGCGACGATCCCGCCTACCTCACAGCCACGTGCGCGCCATGCAACCTCGCGATCGGCAACCCAGTCACCCACGACCCAGCACCACGGCAGGTGACCCAATGGTGACCCCGTTTTTCCCGGTGGGGCCACCCCTCGGACAC